GACAAGAATTTATTAGATTAGTAAGTTCAGCTGGAAATAATTCTGGGCTTCCTGATCCTTTAGAGAGTTATGAACAGTTACTATCGTTTTTTAATGACGGAATAGACGCTATTAAGGTATCTAGTGAAAGAGATCAAACAGATTCATTGGATCCACAAAACCCAAGAAATTGGAATGATTATGTAACTTCTAACACCGAAAATAATCCATTGAAGCCTGATTTACTTAGGAGATTTGAAAGCCTTACTGCAATAATTAATGATGGCGGAACACTTCCAAAAGCAGATGTAATTGAACATTTATGGCAATTTACTTTAGCTGCTGATCGAATAATAGCAACATATAGAAGAAGAAGCAGTCAAACAGACCAAACAGACTAAATTTCGTTTTAAGAGTTGACAAACTGTCACTAATCATATATACTATAGCGTATTAAACAATTAACAACAGGAGATTGTGATGAGTGATCGTACCTATGGTGCAGAAGAAAAGGCAAAACTTGAACGCCTCGTTAAAGAAGGTGTAACAGTACTGCAAGAAGTTGAAGATCTTAATGAAGGTCTTAAAGAAACAGTTAAAGCAGTAGCAGAAGAACTAGATATTAAACCTAGTTTAATCAATAAAGCAATCAAAATTGCTAAAAATCGAGATTGGGATCAACATGCAGACGCATACGATGATCTTGAAACACTTGTTACAACACTAGGCTATGATAAATGACACTTTGGCAGAAAGTTAAAGACTTTTGGGTACGAAGTTATACAAGTGATCGCACAGCATTTTATTATGAAACGATTGCAAGCATCTGTGTATTTACAAGTATGACTTGGATAGCATTAGCACAACCTACCCCAGACTTTAGATACATATATCCTGTAAGTTTTGTAGGTGCAGTGTTTAGTATTATGGCATTTGTTCGTCGCGGTGCAGGTTGGCCACTTGTAATGACAACTTACTTTGCGTTTCTACATGTTACTGGTTGGCTATTAGCGATGGGTATTATATGATTGATAAAATAAAAAACTTTTGGCTACACAGTTACGAAACTGATAAAACAGCATTTTACTTTGAACTTGTAAGTTTTGTATTTACAGTTGGTGCTAGTTTAACACTAGCGTTTACAGCAGACAATCCAGACATGACCATTGTATACCCAGGATTCTTTATAGGTTCCTGGACAGCAGTTTATGCTTATTATAGACGTAAACTTGCTTGGCCTATGATGCTAACTACATACTTTGGATTTGTTAATGTATTTGGCTTTGGCGTGGCGATAGGATGGTGGTAAATGAAAACAGTTTATTGGGCAACTTTTCCGGTACAAGATGAATTTACAATAAGTGAACTTCGTTATAGTCCTCCAGAAAGCCTTTTAAAAGATATAAGTCCAACATCTTTTTTTGGACAGGAGGCAGGTAGATGCCCTGCTATTATAAATGAATGTAGAAATACATATAAAATTAAATCACCATTAGATTTACATATTACATATACATTTGAAGATAATTATAATAGCTGTATTAGTAAATATCCGCAAAACGAAGCAATGCTACAACAACTTTTAGGAGTAGTAGGCCCTGAAAAAGTTGTACAACTAGCAGCGCCAACCTATCTTTTTTATTGTGACGAAGATTTGACTATGTCAATGCTACCACCTTACTACGAAGAAACAGATTTTACAGCAGGATGTATGGGCGTAAGTGCTACTTACAATATCAATAAATGGTTTAGACCTGTAAAACCTACATTTAAATTAAAAAAGAATAATAATGTTATTGATATTAAAATGAACGAAGCAATTTGTTATTATAAATTTAATACAGACGAAAAAATTAAACTTGTTCAATTTGATGCAACAGATTTTCATACAAACGGTATTATGAAAGATATTCTTACCTTTAAATTTAATACAAAAAACCCAGCTGTTCCTACAAAATTGATAGATAGTTATAATGCATTTGTACAGGCAAGATATAATAAACGTATTATGAAAGTTATTAAAAATAATTTACTTGACTAATACCAAAAAATAGTATATAATACATATATTGTATTCGCCCATTTGGGCATGTAGATGGTAAGTTGGCCAGAAGCAACAAAGGAGAATAAATGAGTTACGTTGATGCACTATTTGACCGCGATTCCGATATTATTCGTGTAGTCGAGCGTAAGGACGGAAAAAGAGCGTTCCGCGAGTATCAAGCAAAATATACGTTCTATTATAAAGACGAACGTGGAAAATACAAAAGTGTGTATGGCGATCCACTAACACGTATTGTATGTAAGAACACAAAAGACTTTCGAAAAGAAGTAGCAATTAATAAAAACAAAGAGCTATTCGAAAGCGATATTAATCCAATCTTTCAATGTTTAAGCGAAAATTATCTTAACCAAGATGCGCCTAAACTAAACATTGCATTCTTTGATATTGAGACAGACTTTGACCCAGAACGTGGCTTTGCTGATCCCAGTGATCCCTTTATGCCAATTACATCTATCTCTGTATATTTACAGTGGCTAGAAACAATGGTGTGTCTTGCTGTTCCTCCTAAAACACTTACAATGGAACAAGCAAAAGAAACATTGTCAGGTATAGAAAATGTAATGCTATTTGAAAAAGAAAGTGAAATGATTGATACTTTCTTGACACTGATTGAAGATAGTGATATCTTATCAGGTTGGAACAGTGAAGGTTATGATATTCCCTACACTGTAAACAGAACTGCTCGTGTATTGAGTAAAGATGACACACGTAGATTCTGCTTGTGGGGACAGTTGCCCAAGAAGCGTACATATGAAAAGTACGGAAAAGAAAGTGAAACATTTGATCTTGTAGGTCGTGTACACTTAGACAGTTTAAACTTGTATCGTAAATACACATACGAAGAGCGACATTCATATCGATTGGATGCGATTGGCGAAATTGAAGTAGGTGAAAATAAAGTACCGTATGAAGGTACACTTGATCAGTTATACAACAATGACTTCCGTAAGTTTATTGAATATAACATTCAAGATACTGCACTACTAGATAAACTAGACAAGAAACTACGTTTTATTGACTTGTCAAATGAACTTGCACACGCAAATACTGTGCTTCTACAAACAACAATGGGTGCTGTTGCTGTTACAGAACAAGCAATCGTTAACGAAGCACATCACAGAGGTTTACAAGTTCCAAACCGTCCAAAACGTGACGACGAAAACACACAGGCAGCTGGTGCTTATGTTGCGTTTCCAAAGAAAGGATTGCACAAGTGGATTGCATCAATGGATTTGAACTCACTGTATCCATCAGTGATTCGTGCATTGAACATGGCTCCTGAAACTGTTATAGGACAAATTCGTCCTGAGATTTCAGACGCTCGTGTACACGAAGATATGACACTTAAGAAGAAGTCATTTGCAGGTAGTTGGGAAGGACGATTTGCAACCGAAGAATATGAAGCAGTTATGGACAAGCGTAAAGACATTGCTCTTACTATTGACTGGGAAGACGGTCGTACAGATGTACTAAGCGGCGCAGAGATCTATCAACTTATATTTGATAGTAACATGCCCTGGATGCTTAGTGCTAATGGTACAATCTTTACTACAGAGTTTGAAGGCGTGATTCCAGGTATCCTTAAACGTTGGTACAGTGAACGTAAAGATTTGCAGAAGATGCTAAAGAAAGCTAAGGACGCAGGAAATGCAGCAGAAATTGAATATTGGGATAAAAGACAATTGGTTAAAAAGATTAATCTTAACAGTCTATATGGTGCTATTCTTAATCCTGGTTGTCGCTTTTTTGATAAACGTATTGGCCAATCAACTACATTAACAGGTCGTACTATTGTTAAGCATATGAGTGCAGAGGTAAACAAAGTTATTACAGGTGAGTATGACCATGTAGGTAAGGCAGTTATTTACGGTGATACTGACTCTGTTTATTTTAGTGCATGGCCTACTTTACACAAAGAAATTGAAGCAGGAACTATTCCATGGTCTGCCGAAAAGGCTATTCAACTTTACGATCAAGTAGCAGAAGCTGCTAATGATACATTTACTGATATGATGGGACATGCATTTCATTGTCCTAAAAGTCGTTCAGATGTTATTGCCGCAGGTAGAGAGATTGTTGCTGAAAGCGGCTTATACATTACTAAGAAACGTTATGCGGCACTTGTTATTGACAACGAAGGCTTTAGAACAGACACAGATGGCAAACCAGGTAAGGTTAAGGCAATGGGCTTGGACTTGCGCCGTTCAGATACTCCTGTGTTTATGCAAGAGTTTTTGAGTGAATTATTGCTTATGGTACTTACAGATGTTCCGCAAGAAGATATACTACAACGCATTACAGAATTCCGCAAAGAATTTTCAGAACGTCCAGGTTGGGAGAAAGGTTCGCCTAAACGTGCAAACAAGATTGGACATTACCAAAGATTAGAACAAAAGCAAGGAAAGGCAAATATGCCTGGACATGTACGGGCAAGCATTAACTGGAATACACTCAAGCGTATGAACGGTGACAAATACTCACAAGAAATCGTTGACGGTATGAAAGTTA